AATGGCCGTGCGTCGCGTAGTTATACGGGCGGGATTTAATAATCTGCGCGTAATGGCCTAACTGCTCGCCAGCGTTTTCATAGTATTCCAGCCAACGCAATTCGCGCCCCACAAACTGCAGCCACCAGATAGACGTGGCGTCGCCAAAGCCCAAATCCCACGCTGTAAAGACCTCACAGGCGGGGTCATATGGAACTTTGGTTATGCGAGCTTCCTCGCGGGCCTTGGCTAATTGGCGGGCGTATACGGCACCGTTGCGCCTGGTGTCGGGCTGGCCTTCCCAGATATGAAGATACGCCTCAGGATCGGCGGCTTCTAGCTTGCGGCGCTCTTTGTCGAGGACGGAGGGGAAGAACGGATTGTCCTGCCACCCAATTTTGACCGCCGTCATGTCGTCGTCGGTATAGGCCACAAAGCGCTGATACGTGGGATCGGTCAGGTTCTTAGGGTTGAAGCTCACCCATATCTCGGAACCCTCTTTTCGCACCGTGGGGATGAGAATTTCCCATGAATTGTGAGATACGTTCTCCGCTTCCTCAATCCAGACGATGTCGGCGCCTTCAAGTGACTTGAGGTCTGTGGTGTTGTGCTTCAGACCGCGAAACTTAAATTCTGTACCATTTCTTCCGCGAATCACGTCCCGCAGTATCTCATAATAATCCTGCAAGCCGTGTTCGCGGATCAAGTCTCCAAGCAGGGCATGAACGCTATCGGCTATTGATTTCTGTATTTCCCTCCCGCATACAATCCGAAGCGGTTTCTGCATCCCCTTGACAAGCAAGGTTCGAGCGATCGAATGACTTTTCGCCCCGCCCCGCCCGCCATAAAGAATCTTGTAGCGCTTTGGCTCAAAAAGAAATTGAAATTTACTGGGGATTTGAATTTTTATTGACAAATTCCACCTTGATCGTCGGCTGGTCGGCGGGGTTGCCGTTTTTGTCTAGGGCTTGCTGTTCTTGCCTAATAGTCTCTGCCCACCTTGCGCGGGTCTTCAACCAGAAAATAATAGATGACGTGTCATCATTCATGCACTTGTTGTAAAGCCTTTGCGCTACTTGTGCCGTGGCTTTAGTCGCGGCGGTTTCTAATTCATACTCGTAATACTTACGCAGGGTCTTGGCGTCTATTTCTAACACCTTGGCAATGTCCTCTTGCGGAATGCCATAGGACGCCATAGCTTCAACTGTTTTGCGGGTCTTGTCATCAGGGCTATGCGGCTTTCTGGACATCTATCCCCCTAGCGGCGGCGACTTCCTCGTATGTATCGCCAGCCATTGTCGCCTTTTTACCCGTGAAATCCTGCCAGCGTTTAATTATAACATCGCAGTATTTGGGGTCGAGTTCCATTACGAATGACCGCTTATTGTTCTTTTGAGCCGCAATCATGGTTGCTCCAGAGCCGCCGAAAAGGTCTAGAACAGAGCCGCAGCTATGATTAAGTAAAGCCCTCTCACATAGGACAACTGGTTTTTGGGTCGGGTGAAAAGAGTTCTTTGACTCCCTTTTTATATCCCAAACAGTTACCTCGTTATTTGCGCCGCACCAATTTACTTTCTTTCCTGTTTTAAATGCGTATATGCAAGGCTCGTGCTTTGATTTGTACTGCGCTCCTATGGCACCAAACTGTGCGAGGTTTTTGTTCCATATAATCCAAGAGCGAATTGTAAATCCTGCGCTCTCTACTCCTTTTATAACATCTGAAGCAAATCTATCTGCGAACCACAAGTAGATTGGTGCGGCGTCTGTTGTGGATAGAAAAGCATTTTTGATAGGCAGATCATACATATCTACCTTGTCATCGTTTTTTAACTTGTCTCTGCGTTTTTCATTTGCATGGCCGCCATCGTAATCAACCCCGTAAGGCGGGTCCGTAAACACCATATCCGCCTTCTGCCCATCCATCAGCAACGCCACACTTCCCGCATCCGTGCTATCCCCGCACATAAGCCGATGGTCGCCCAGTATCCAAATATCGCCCTCAATGGTCACAGGCTGCACAGGTGCTTCAGGAACCGCGTCCTCGTCCGTAAGGCCGACCGTTTCCTCCAACGGCTTGAGCGCCAGTATTTCGTCACCAGTGAAACCAGTGAGGGTTAGATCGAAGCCCAGCTCCTGTAACTCGTCAAACTCAAGGGAGAGCATCTTCTCATCCCACCCTGCATTCAGCGCCAGCTTGTTGTCCGCTATCACATAAGCTTTCTTCTGCGCCTCGGTCCAACCAGACACAACAACGCAAGGCACTTCAGTAATTTTTAGCTTTTGCGCGGCCAGTACACGGCCATGGCCTGCGATGATGTTGTTTTGCTCGTCAATAATAACGGGATTTGTGAAACCAAACTCGCGGATTGACGCAGCGATTTGCGCCACTTGCTCATCCGAATGGGTGCGGCTGTTTCTGGCGTATGGGATCAACTCCTTAACTTTTACGTTAATAGACGGGAAATTTTTTATTTCTTTGACCATACAGCATAATAACTATTTTCATTTGCAAAATCAATCCGCATGAAATTCCGCATAAAATTCCGCATGAAATTATATTTTCATGCATGCATTTCCAGCATACCAGCCATGCACATAATACGTTACAAAATATTTTATTCATGGGTTATATTAAATTCATGAGCAGCGCAATGAGGCGCGGCGAAACAGAAGGATGAAGAAAATGACAAAACTTGACAAAAAATACCAGCTTATCACAACCGGCGGCGACGTGATTTTTATCGGAAAACGCGGGTCGAAAAGCTATATCGATAGGCATGCAGGGTTCCAAGGGGATTTTTCGGAATGCATGATTGCCGCATACCGCGCCGGGTTTGATATTGGAAAATCCACCGACAAGGATTTCGTCAAAGAAAACTTTGATGCAATGCAAAAAACCGCAAAATTTATAGATTAAACAGAAGGATGAAGAAGATGAAAATCCGACACGCAACCCTAGCCCTGCTTGCCTTGGCATGTTTTGCCGTGGCACAGAACGTAAAACCTACGGACTATGACATAGCAATGTGCATGAGCGAATCGGAGCAAACTGAATATGAATGCGCGATGATGTACATTAACAAACGCTTGAGAGGAACCGAAGTAAAATGAAAAATCACAAACACTATGAACTAGCAAGAAAGGTTAACAAAATAAAATGGAAAACTCAATATCAATAGTTTGGCATATTGACGACATAAAAGAGGTTGACAATACCTTGACAAATGACCAGGCGCGGAAGGTGTTACAAGTCTTGAAAAAAACACACGATGCCAGCGTAGGAATTAATTGGGAGGTCATATCTTACACAATTGACGCAATGAAAGAGGGATTGGAATTATGACAGTAGCAGATCACAGAATACAAGCGCTTACAGAGCGCATAGAATTCGCCGCATGGCTCACGCAAGCAATCCGCGCTCTTCCTATATCCGAGGCCGAGTTTTGCCGCAGGCATAACCTTTACAGGGGCTATCTGAACGGCATAAAAAAGGGGCGCTTCCTTGCCGGGAGGGCGTATATGGAACGGGTGATCGAGGCGATGGCGGATGAGACCGCTATTTGAGCCAAAAAGAAGGGGGACGCGCCAACGTCCCCCGGAAAGAAGAAATAGTAATCCTTCAAATACGAACATAACGACACGCGCCATTCTAGGCAAGCGCTATCATACATAACCCCGGCTTAGTGCTGGGGTTTTTTGCGCGCCGGGTGCGGCGATCATTTTGCCGGCATTGGCAATATGATCAATTTTGCCCAAGCCAGCTTTATTTTATTGTTCATGGAATACCGGCCCTGATTTAATATTCAGCATTAAGGCAGGGTTCTGCTCTGACCCAGCATCCGTTTTGAACGTATAGCGCGAGGCATCCATTCGCAGCCAGCGACCCGTTTCGTAATATTCCTCACAAGATTCAATCATATAAAGCTGGTCACAAGCTTTTCGCAACCCATTCCCACCGAAAAGCTGCCCGTCCTTGTTCATTTGTGCAAGAATAAGGCACCACAGCTTTTCCTGCCGCGCGAGGTTTGCAAGGCTTTGCGCCACGTTCCGCAAATGCTTTTCCTCGCTTTCCCCATGATTTTGACCTCCGACGAGCTGCCAGTAATCAATTATAAACCCGCGAATTTTATATTTTATCTTGGCCAGCCGGACATTGTCGATTATGTCGTCAAGTGTCGCGCCTGGCGCATCGTAGTAAATCAGGTTTTCAGCACATTCTGACGCCTCTATTTTCTCTTTTAGCCCCTCCGGGCGGTCGAGAAAGCGCAGGGAATTGATATTAAGATCGGCGGCAATGTTCTTTTGTTCGATTTGCGCGGCGCCCATTTCCATTGCGATGTACAGATGTTTGCAATCCAGTTTGTTCGATATTGAATGCGCTAATGTTGTTTTCCCTGCTTTTTCAGCGCCACAGAAACCATAAGTATATCCCTCGTAAAACCCTCCGGCCATACATTCATTCAGGACTTTAAACGGCGTTGCATAGCACGAAGGCGGCAAGGACAGGCCAGTAACGATATTATCCCTTATTTCTTTTCGTGTCCGAAGTTTGGGCGTTTCTATGTTTCCGTGGATTGTCGAATTTAAAAACCCTAATATTTCCGCGCTATCTCTGCTTTCCAAAGAATCAAGGCAATCCATCAAAGCGCTCCTGACCTTTCGTTTGATCCCTAGCTCGCGCAAAATCTTATGATAATCATTACTGCCTATCAGTGGGATATTTGCATCTGCAAGAGATCGGACATATTCGAAGAGTTCTGTTTTTTCTAAAGCATAATGGCGAACGCGCTTTCCTCCGCGAATTTCACGATAAAGCTGCCAATGCATGGCTTCGGAAAAATCGTCTTCCGTATATTCTTCAGCCATTGCTGCCAGTACGTCATCGTCGCTATTCAGCATCCTTCCGATGAGGGTTTGCTCTATTTCGATATTTGAGAAGCTCATTATAATTCCCCTTTCATTGCGGCGATGTTTGGATTAACGCCTGATTTGAAATTTGATTTTTTTTCCGGCTTTTCTTTCTGATCCCTGATTGCCCAATCCTGCAATGCAGACCAATAGTCCTTATACGTTTTCCCCTTTGATCTGCACCATCTGACGATCTGATCGCGCTTTTCATGCCTGTTTATGCTTGGGCATTTTTCCTGAAACCATTTCTCGTAGTGACCGTCTAGCGGATGGTTTTCAAATTCTTCCAGTGTCCTTATCGCCTTTTCTTTTTTTACATTTTTTTCTTTTAAAGGGGAAGGGGAAGGGGAAGGGGAAGGGAAAGGGGAAGGGGAGGCATAAGCTGGGCTTAGCCCAGAACATGCCGCGGCATCACCAGTTTCTTTATTTATCAACCATCTAGCCTTACCTTTTTTAGATTGGCTTTTTGAAAATTCTAAACTGGCTTTGCGCTCATCTTGCAATCTGCCTTGAATCCATTTCCCATTTTCTACAGAAAAATAAGGCTGTATTATGGGCTTTATCTTTTTCCACTTGTCCAAAGTAAGCCTGCAATATCTGGCGAGCAAAACATCGTTATCAGGAAGTTTTCCATCTTTACTGCGCCATGCTGTAATCAAAAGGAGCATATATGCCCCATGCTCTATTGTCGTGAGATGCATTGTGTCGCCAAGATAGGCATCTGTCCAAAATGGCATCATTGGAAATTCAGCCATTTTTCTGTCCCACTATCTTGTCAAGAATGCGCTTAATAGGTTCGCTTATATGCTGCCATGTTTCATATTTTGGTTCATCAAACATAAAAAACCCCTTGAAAGACCGCTCTATCCGGCAAGGGATAAAGCAGTCGTTCAAAGGGTTCTTGGTGCTTGCCCACCAAATATAAAAACCATCATACATGATAATTTTTTAACCTCAATCCCCTCCAAAAAAATATTTTGATTTTCTGTGTTGACAAGGGTATAGATTGCTAGTAATAATTGCACATTGGTTTTTAACAGAAAGGAAAACACAATGACGAAAGAAACAGATAAAACAGAGGGCGCCCCAAAAAGCACAGTGGCAAGAATTAGCAGTGTTATGAGTGCTTTGTCAAAAGTGGGGATAAGCAAAGATCAGGAAAACACTTTTGATAAATATAAATTCCGTGGCATTGATGATGTTTACAACGCTTTAGCGCCGATTCTATCAGCAAACGGTTTGATTATTATTCCAAAGGTTCAGGGCATCGAGTGCGTTGAAAGAACGAATAAATCAGGAGGCGCTTTATTCTATGTAACAGCTAAAGTTAATTACATAGTAACCAGCGAGGGTGGCGATAACGTGGAGTGCTGCATTTATGGTGAAGCTATGGACAGGGGGGATAAAGCTGTCAATAAAGCTATGAGCGCTGCTTATAAATTGCTGTGCTTCCAGTTGTTTTGTATCCCTGTTGAGGGAGAAGATAGCGAAACAGAGACGCATGAGGTAAAAGCGGCGCCACCTAAAGCACCTAAACCAGCTAATCCCCTGAAGCTTCTCGCCAATAAGATAGGGCAGCAACTCCGCGCTTCAAATACAATCGAAGTCCTAGAATATGTCTGGAAAGGCTTTGAGGATGACCTAGCGAAAATCAAGGAAGCATCGCCAAATGCGGCCTATCCTGCGCTTGAAAAAATCTATAAGGATATGACCGTAAAGCTGGTTGAATCCCCTATTGAGTCCGAAGAAATCCCTTACTAAGGAAGTCAAAATGACAGAAGTATTTTTAGACATCGAAACAATCCCCGGCCAGCAAGACTGGGTGCGCGGATATGTTGAGGGAAAAGTAAAACCGCCAGCGACAATCAAAAAGCAGGAAAGCATTGATAAATGGTACGAGGAAAGCTATCCGGAGGCCGTGGAAGAGGCATTGTCCAAATGCTCTTTTGACGGGGCGATGAACCATATTATCTGCATCGGAGCGGCGATTGGCGAGAATGATCCTGTGACGTTCTACGCTACGTCAATCGAGGAAGAGCGGGCTTGCCTTGTCGGGTTTTATGCATGGCTTCAAGAAAAAACAATGCGCGACGATAAATTCAATGCGGGAGCCGGGAATATCTATATCGGGCACAACATAACGGGCTTTGATCTGAAGGTCATTCGGCAGCGGTCGATCGTTCTTGGTGTTATCCCGCCGCGCGGTATCCCGTTTGATGCAAAGCCGTGGGATAAGAACCCGTTTGACACCATGATGCAGTGGGATGGTAAAAACATGGCCTCTCTTGACAAGCTGGCGCTGGCCTTTGGCCTTGACGGCAAGGGGGACATCGACGGATCGATGGTTTACGACCTCTGGAAAGCGGCAGAGCATGAAAAAATCGCTGAGTACTGCAAGAAAGACGTGCGGCTTGTCCGCGATGTTTACAGTAGAATGTCACTTGTTTTTTAAGGAGAAACGAAAATGAACGAAGTAAAAGACGTTGCCGGAATCACTGGCGAAAGACTGAAGGCCTTTATTGATCGGATAGAGATTCTTGAGGAGGAGAAAGCCAGTATTGCCGAGGACATCAAGAAAGTTTACAGCGCGGCAAAGGCTAATGGTTTTGACGCAAAAATCATGAAAATGATCGTGCGCCTGAGGAAGAAAAGCAGGGAAGAGCGTCAGGAAGAAGAGGCGCTTCTTGATTTGTACTTGAACGCCGTAGGGATGGAGTGAGATTATGGCTTATGAACAAAAAGACGGTGATATTGCAGTTTTTAAAGTAAAAAATAAGACAAAACCAAATGCGCCTGATTGGACAGGAAAGGCTTTGATTGATGGCGTTGAAAAGGACATATCACTATGGCAGAAGTCCGACACTATGCTTGCTGGCACGATTAAAGACAAGTGGAAGCCCGATTTTAATAAGGCAAAAGAAGCTGCCGGAGGAAGTAATGCACCTGATGATTTTGAGGATAGCATACCTTTCTAGTTATGGCAAAAAGAACCACAGGCATAACAGACGTAAAATTCAGGCGTTGGATAGCCTCGCAGCCTTGCATGATGTGCGGTCAGTGTTTTATTTCACAGGCCGCACACATCCAAAAAGGTGGGATGGGGATCAAGGGTTGCGACAGCTCTTGCAGGCCATTATGCGCCGATACAATACAGGGGCAGGGTTGTCACTCAAAGCTTGACCAGAACATAATCAAGCTTCCGTGGGAATTGAGACAAAATATCATCGATTCCCCTGTTTATTACCACTGGAAGCGCGGGGATATTGCAAGGGCTGTTTATAACATAGTGAGGTTCAAAAGTGATCTACAGAATTATAAATGAAACGGTGCGGAATAACCTCATAGAGGAAATAAAACGGCTTCCTCTTGGGGTTTTCCAAGCCAGCATATCGGAGTTAAAGCGCAGCAATCAGCAAAACGCGCTCTACTGGAAATGGGTATCAATCATAGCTGATGCGAAAGGATACGATGTCGAAGAATTTCACGATGCTTGCAAGCGTGAATTTATCGGGGCGGAGCAGGGGAAAGACATGTTCGGCAATCTGTACATAAAGCCTAAATCCTCTTCCAAGCTGAAAAAGTCAGAGTTTAGCGAATACATGAATAAGGTGCAGGCCTATGCACATTCGGAGGGGATAATATTGCCACAGCCTAATTATTTTGGGCTTGAAAATTACTAGCAATTATTACATGATACAGAAGGAGTAAGAATCATGTTTACAATCGTCAAAACGTCAACTTTAAAGCGCCTGAAAAAGGTTGCAAATATCCTAGAATGGGAGCTTGAAGCTGCGGAAATGGAAAACAAAAGGCTGTTCGATCTGCTCAACAAGCGCACGAATAAAAAGAAGCGTGACAGAGCTGGCAGGCTTAGAAATGAAGACGGAACGTTTGCGAGGCAAAAATGAAAATATCTGAATTGTTGAAGCTATGGAGAGACAAGCAAGGTCTTACACAGGAGCAGGTTGCACGCAGATTGGGCGTTTGTGTGAAGACAGTACACAATTGGGAAAAAGGCGAAACCACGCCAAAACAGTATATCAGGGAGATAATCGAGAAATGATCTACCACATAACACCCGTTCCCAAGCCCCGCATGACGCAGCGCGACAAATGGAAGCAAAGACCTTGCGTGATGGAGTACAGGGCATTCAAGGACAAGTTGCGCTTTGCAAAG